CGATAAGATTTCGGAGGCTGTTGAGTCTACTAAGCCTACTAAAAAAGAAATACCTGTAGATCAAAATGTTGAAAGTGAAACTACAGGGGCTGAGCTACCTGCCGGAACAGAAGCAGAAGATATTCAAACACCGGGCACCGACACCGAAGCAACCCCTAAGGGTGTTGAAAAAAGGCTTGCAAAAATGAGACGCAAGCAAGGGGACGCCGAAAGACGGGCAGAGGCAGCAGAGCTAAAAGTTCAAGAACTCAAACAAGAGCTTGAACAAAGCAAAACGATTAATATCGGCAAATCACCGAACATCGATGATTTTGAAACAGAAGAAGCTTTTTATGAAGCTCTTACAGATTACAAAATTAATGTGAAATTCGCCGAGCAGAACAAAAAAGCATTAGAACAGAGCAAGGAACAGGCAAAAAGTCGAGCTGAGGAAGTTGAGCAGGCACGTCAAGAAAGCATAAAAACATCTTTTAATGAAGCGTCAAAGAAATATACAGATTTTGACGTTACCATTAAGGACGTTCAAGTTTCTGACGCTGTGATTGATTCTCTCGCTTCCATAGATAATTCAGGGGATGTTGCTTATTTAATCGGCAAAAATAAAACACTTGCTGACAAATTATCGATTTTATCTGTAATTGATACAGCTATTGAAATTCAAAAACTATCAGAACAGGTAAGAAATAGAAAAATATCTAACGCACCTGCTCCCATTATTCCTCTTTCGTCAAAAAAAGGGGCAGTTAAAACTCTTGAGAATATGTCAATGAGCGAATACTCAGAACACAGGAAAAAGCAGGGGGCAATATAAAGGAGTATAAAATATGTCATTTGCAAATAACACGTTAGTTTCATCAACAGTTATTGCCAAAGAATCGTTGCTGATGCTGGAAAATCAGCTTGGCATGGCAAAACTTGTTTATCGAGACTGGGAAAATAAATTTGGTAAAGACGGTGAAACTTTAGGAATTAGAAAACCTAATGTTTTCAGGGCAACGAAAGCCAGGGCAAGAACGAACAGCGCTCTTTCCGAGGCAAATATTACATTAACCGTTGCTACTCAGGCGCATGTAAGTTTCGAGTGGTCAACGAAGGAAATGACTGATACCATTGATCGTATCAGTGATAGGTATATAACTCCTGCCATGTCAGCTATAGCGAATACGGTTGATGTTGACTTATACGCTATGTACACGGATGTTTCTAACCAGGTCGGTTCCCCCGGTGTAGCACCAAACGGATATGACGTATTCGCTGATGCACGGCGAAAATTGAACGAAGAGGCAATTCCTCTGAAAAACAGATTTGTGAACCTTAATCCTGAGGCTGAAGCCGAGGTGTTGAAAGGGCTCAAAGGGCTTTTTAATGAAAAGATGATCAACAAGATCATTGCTGAAGGCGCTTTGGGATCGCTTGCCGGGCTTGATTTTTACATGGCACAGAATGTTCAGAATCATACTACTGGAGCGTTCACCACCAATTCAACCCCGCTGGTTAATGGTGCGTCACAAACAGGGGCAACCCTAACAACTGATGGGTGGTCATCTGGAGCAGCCACAGTAAAAGATGGGGATATCTTCACCATTGCGGGCGTATACGCCGTTAATCCAAAAACAGGAGCTTCAACCGGGTCGTTGAGGCAGTTTGTTGTTACTGCTGACACTTCCGACACTACTGGTGACATGGTAATTCCTATTTCACCAAGTATTGTCACATCGGGAGCGTTACAAACAGTTTCAGCTTCTCCGGCAAATGACGCTGCGATAACTATGGTCGGGACTGAATCAACCTCTTACCCTGTTAATATTGCATTCCATAAAGATTGTTTCACTCTTGCTGTGAGACCTCTTGAAATACCGGGAAGTGCAGTTTGGGGTGCGAGGGAATCTTATAACGGATTGTCTGTAAGAGCTATCAAGGCATATGATGTTGACGAGGACAAAGAAGTTCTCAGATTCGATCTGCTTTATGGCGTGCTTTGCCAGAACCCAATGTTCGGTTGTCGAATCATCGGATAATTTTTTAACTTTAATCTCCCTGTCCTCTTTTTTATTATGAGGGCAGGGAGCTACTAAAAAGGAATGAGATTATGAGTGGAACAATAAATCATAGGTTCGGGAGCGTAGATCTGGAAAATATTACAGCAACCGCAGAAGAGCTGAATATAATGGATGGAGTTACAGCAACCGCAGAAGAGCTGAATATAATGGATGGAGTTACAGCAACCGCAGAAGAGCTGAATACTGTAGTCCTGACAGGAAGAATTACAGATGTCAGCACAGTCGGTTCGGCAGCCTATGCCACAAGTCCAGTAGCGGGGACACTATCCAAAATCTATACAGTCCTGGAGGGTACAATTGCAACGGCGGACGCTGTTTTGACTGCCAGTATAGATGGCGGAACGGACATTACTGAAACGGTTACGATTGCTTATGACGGATCAGCAGCGGGGGATAAAGATTCTTGTACTCCGGCAGATAACAACACTGTAGCTGTAGGCTCAGTTATCAAATTGATTACGAATAATGCGTCAACCAATGCGGTCGGAGCGTGTGTAAGCTTTGTAATAACAATAACTTAACGAATAAGGGGCAAAGATGAAAATAAATAGATTCCCGATATACATGTACCATCGAGATTATAACGAGCCCGTAAGAGCGGATAACAACGGCGAGAGAATTGATCTCGAAAACAAAGGGTGGACTTCTGCCTATATCCACAAAGAATACCCTAAATGGGTAAACGGCGTTATCGTCCAGACAAAAAGAGACCAAGAAATTTTACTCGGGAAACAAGAAAAAGTTACACTTGTAAAAGAGAAAGTCCTTATTGATGCTTCGGGAAAAATTGAAGTGGCTGAAAATTTTCCGTATTGCATATATGGACGTGACGATAAAATGATTGAAGGTATGGAATTTAAGACATGGACGGAAGCACAAAAGGCGCAAGGGGAGCTTAATGATAAAAATCCAGGGCACAGAGCTGGCAAAAAAAGTGAATAAATATGAATGCTGAAACTTACATAAAGGACGCCCTTACAGAAATTGGTGTAACCATGCCCGGCGCTGATGTTGACGCAGGGACATTGACCTGGGGTCTCAGAAAATTAAACCGAATGTTGGACTCTATGTCAGCGGATGGGCTGAATCTTTATAAAAAAACTCATGAAAATTTTCCAACTATAGCGGGCACCCCTAATTACACAATTGGTCCCGCTGGTACGATAAATGCTGCAAGGCCAACTGTTATAGAAACTGCATATGTCCAGGATGCCGCAGGGGAAAGCACACCAATTTCTGTAAGACCAATACATGAATACTGGTTATTGTCAAATAGAGCTACAGAGGGCGAGCCTGTAAGCTTGTATCTTGACTCAACAACTCCGCTCTCAACAATTTATTTACATTATTCGCCTTCAACTATTTACGATGTTCATATTGTTAGCCAAAAACCCTTAGACACGCCAGCAACATTGGCGACTGAGGTTGTGTTACCTCCTGAATATGAAGAAATGTTGATCACAAAGCTATCAATTCGATTAGCAGCAAGATATGGGATAAGGATATCCCCAGAATTAGCGGTAACGTCCAAAGAAACATATTCAACAATGTTGGCCAGAAATTTGGCTAACACCATGAAGCCAGTAGCCATAAGCATAACAGGTAATAGAACAACTTATAATATCGAAGCGGGGTAAGCTTAATGTTATCATCAGAAGATAAGCAGGAAATAAAAGACCTGATAAAAGAAATACTCCAAGAATTAACGCCTGAGATAGCCGCAAAAGCTGCCGAAATTAATCTGCTTGCGATACCTGAAACGGTAGGCAACATGATGAAAGAGCAGGTTATTCAGACCAAACTGAACAAAGATTTTTACAAGGAATATAAGCAATTTAAGCCGCATAAAAAGCTTGTTGTATCGGTAATCGAAAAAGTAGACGGTGAGAACCCGGGTATGGATTATGAAAATATCCTTAAACTGGCAGTGCCTTTAATTGAAGAGCGTATCCGGATAGAGAAAGGTCTTAATATAACCACTATTGATCCGAACCCTAATACAGATTTTAATGGGATACTTTGAGAAGGCTATTAGAAATAAAAGGGGCCGTTCTTGCTAAAGGCTTACGGCCTTCAAAACGCCTGGCACGGAACAAGAGCTTCCTGACTACCTGCAACGGCTTTGTCGGCAACGATGGTGTGCTGTCAGCCATTGATGACTTATCTGAAATTGATGTAATTCCATCTGAGGTTATCGGAACGGACGCATTGAATTATACATGTATTGATAATCATGGGTCTACTAATGACGATAAACCGGTTACAGGAGCCAATTATGCTCTTAAATGGACACAATCTGGGAGTTCAGGCGGTGTTTGGACTGTATCAACTGCTTATAAAGATGGCATTGCGGATGGGTTTCCGTATCCGCAAATGTTTTTATTCACGAACTGGACTATTATCTGTGGTGAGACCGGGATTTTTGAATGGGACGGCTCTACTCTTGACCGGAAGCTTACTGTAGCGGCAGGCGGAACGTGGGACGCTGTGGACTTTGTAGACTATGTGTATATGAGTAACAGCAAGGTTGCAGTTATCCGTAATGCCAAAACAGGTGTTTATTCTGAAACAACGGATTTGCCTACATTCTCCGGCATTGCAAATTATAATGGCAGAGTGCTGATTACGAATCCTGGAATTACAATTACGCCGCCGGAGGAGCCGCCAGAGGAACCGCCAGGATGACAAACCCATATTGGAACTTTAAGAAAGCAAACCCTA